CGATTATTGAAAACGCCGGATTAAATGCCGAAGTACTTCGAGATAAAATTGATTATCATAAAAATATTACTAATGTTGGATTTAATGCTCGTACAGGATATTTTGTAGATATGTTGGAAGAAGGTATTGTTGATCCAGTTAAAGTAACAAGAACAGCATTAGAAACAGCGGCCTCGGTTGCAGGAACAATGTTAACAACAGAATGTGTAGTAGTTGAAATACCAAACGAAAATGACAAAACCAGCAACAATATTTGATCATTTAGCAAACATTACATTTAAGAAAACATCTTGGGATTCATTGTCAGAAGCCGATCAGAAATCATTTAGTCCATATCTGATTAATCGTTGGTTGTCAATGAATCCTGATTTTATCGAACTGGTTGATATGTTTCAACAGTATACAATTGGACCGTTAGATAAAAAACATGTGTATCAATTGTATTGCGATTTTCTTCCAAAACAAAAATCGTTTGCTAAATATATCAAAGGTAAAAAAACAGATGAATATAACAAAGAACTAGTTGAATTCATCTCTAATCATTATATGATATCAAATCGAGAATCAAAACAATGTATTGATTTTTGGAAAGGAGTTGATAAACAAGGTCTGATTGATATTTTAAAGCGATATGGTAAAACAGAAACAGAAATAAAACAATGGCTAAAATAATTAAAGACAGTAAAGTAAAAGTTGAATTCAGTGAAAGAGTAGACCATCCAGAATACTATGGAGGAGATGAAAATCCGTATGAAGCAATAAAAGTTATTGAAGCATGGGATTTAGATTTCAATTTAGGAAACGCAGTTAAATACATATCGCGAGCAGGTAAGAAAAATCCAGATACTGAAGTTGAAGATTTGGAAAAGGCATTATGGTATTTACAGCGATCATTAGGTAAATTATCTAAAAAATAATTTGGTTCTTTGCAAAAGATTTATTATATTTATGTATGCATAAGTTGATAAAGTTTAATATTAGAGAGCCAAAATCCGGCGAGAAAAAAATATCATATTCGCAATTTGCAATGTATGAGAAATGTCCGAAGTCATGGGAATTGACATATATACAAGGACATAGGCAATTTTCTCAAAATATCAATACATTATTTGGTACAGCATTTCATGAGACGTTGCAGCATTATCTGACTATTATGTATACAGATAGTGTTAAAAAGGCTGATGAAATTGATCTAAATAAGTATCTGTTAGATAAAATGCAGACTTTGTATAAAACAGCAGTCGATGAAATGGGTGAACATTTTTCAAATAAATTTGAATTGATTGAATATTATGAAGACGGCGTTGCAATTCTTAATTATATCAAACGTAATCGCGGTAAGTATTTTTCTCCAAAAAATGAAGAATTGATCGGAATTGAGATTCCTATATATCATCCAGTCGGTGAAGATATGCCTATATTCATGTTAGGCTATTTAGATGTGGTTATACGAGATAAGCGAACCGATCGTAAAAAGATAATTGATATTAAGACTAGTAATCAAGGTTGGAACAAATATCAGAAAGCTGATAAAACAAAAGCATCTCAGTTAGTGTTATACAAAGAATATTATGCTAAGCAGTTCGGTTGGGACCCAGAAAAGATTGATATAGTTTACATGATCGTTAAACGTAAATTGATTGAAGGTGCAATGTTTCCTCAAAAGCGAGTACAAGAATTTATTCCAGCAAGCGGTAAACCAACTCGTAATAAACTAAACGAATCGATCAAAAGCTTTGTTAATTCTTCTTTCAAAGAAGATGGTACATATAATGATCAAAGAGAATATCCAGCAATCGCTGGTAAAGGTAAGAAGAACTGCAAATATTGTGAATTTGCAAACAAAGAAGATTTATGTCCAAAGGCCAAACGAATTTGTGTATGAAAATTGCAATCATTGGAAGTCGTACATATGAAAACGCGCGTAAAGTAAAAACATTACTTTCAGATTTGAAACGTCGATTTGGTAATGAATTGACAGTTATATCAGGAGGATGTCCAGACGGTGCTGATAAATATGTTAAAAAATTTTCTATTGAATTTGAAATAGATTACAAAGAATATAATCTAGCTCATACACCAAAAAATTTATATAGTGCAATGTCAGAACATTATTATGGTAAACCATATCATGTATCTCAATTTCATCATCGTAACAATTTAATTGCAAAAAATTGTGATATGATGATTGCATTGATACCAGAAGGAGAAAATGCTAAAGGCTCTGAAAGTGCAATTCAATCAGCCCAAAAGCATAATAAAAAAGTAGTTATACTAACTTAATTACATATTTATATTAAAGTTACAAGGAGTAAAATGCAACCAATACAGTTACCAAAACTTCGGAAGATTGATCCGAACAGACCAAAGAAAAAGAAAATCTTATTATTATCAGATGATTTGCGAATGCATTCTGGAATTGCTACAATGTCACGTGAATTTGTCATAGGCACTGCGCATGAATACGATTGGGTGCAATTAGGGGCAGCTATTAAACATCCAGATGAAGGTAAGGTATTTGATATTTCAGCTGATGTAAATAAAGAAGCTGGAATTGATCATGCATCTGTTAAAATTTATGCATGTTCAGGTTATGGCAATCCGCAGATATTACAGCAAGTAATGAATGCAGAACAACCAGATGCAATATTGCATTTTACAGATCCACGTTTTTGGATTTGGTTGTATCAGATAGAACATACCATTCGTCAACATATTCCAATCATGTATTACAATATTTGGGATGACCTGCCATATCCATTTTGGAATGAATCATATTATGAGTCATGTGATTTGATAATGAACATTTCAAGACAAACGCAGAACATAGTTAAGAATGTATTGAGAAAACATCCAAAGCCGGATTGGGCAGTACAATGGGTACCACATGGTGTTAGTTCAAATAGATTTTTCCCTATCACAGAAACACATCCTCAATGGGCAGAATATAACACGTTTGTTAGCAATTTTAATAATGGCGTACGTCCAGAATTCATTTTATTTTGGAACAACAGAAATATTAGACGTAAACAACCAGGCGATGTAATTCTAGCATATAAACATTTTTGCGATCAGCTCACGCCAGAAGAGGCAAAGAAATGTGTGCTGTTTATGCATACTCAACCAATAGATGAAAATGGTACTGACTTGTTTGCAGTGAAAGAAGCTGTATGTCCTAACTATACAGTTATATTCAGTACGAATCCTGTAGATGCTAAGACATTGAATTTTTATTATAACATCGCAGACGTGACAATTAACATAGCATCAAATGAAGGATTTGGTATTTCATGGTGTGAATCGTTGCATGCAGGTACACCTATTATTAATAATGTAACCGGTGGTTTGCAAGACGGATGTCGATTCCAAGATGATAAAGGTGAATGGATTGAATTTACAACCGAGTTCCCTACTAATCATGCTGGTACATATACTGAACATGCACCGTGGACAATACCTGTATACCCCTCAAACCGTTCATTACAAGGTTCTCCAATGACTCCGTATATATTTGATGACCGCGTAGACTTTAAAGAAGTAGGTGATGCCGTTTATACATGGTGGAAGCAATCACGTGAAGACCGTAAAAGTAAAGGTATGCAAGGACATTTATGGGTTAATGGTACGGAGTCTAATATGTCAGCTAAAAGAATGTCCGATCGATTCATTGAATGTATCAGTGAATGTTTAGAGAAATGGACACCGAGAGAAAAATTTGCATTATATAAAGTCGAACGTAAACAAACAATTGAAACCCCAGGAGTAATATGAAACCATTTATAGTTGTACAAGGACCGGTAGCTACGAGATCCGGATATGGTAACCATACTAGAGATCTAGTATTAAGTTTAATCAAATCAGATAAATATGATATACAAATTGTATCACTGCCATGGGGTAACACTCCGACAAATGCATTGAAATCTGATAATACAGACCATAAAATGATTTTAGATCGCATTGCTACTCAAAACATTAATCGTCAACCAGATGTATTTATTCAGGTGTCTGTGCCTAATGAGTTTCAGCGATTGGGTAAATATAACATTGGAGTCACTGCTGGTATTGAAACCAATCAAGTATCGCCAGAGTTTATAGATGGTTGCAATCGTATGGATCTGATCATCACAACATCAGAACATTCAAAGCAAGGTTTCATTCAATGCACGTATGACAAAATGGATTCTAAAACCAATCAAAAAATTGGTACATTGCAATTAGATAAACCTGTTGAAGTTTTATTTGAAGGACTAGATACTGCTATATATAAACATACAACCAAAATTCATGACTCAATAAATGAACAGTTATCTCAAGTCAAAGAAAATTTTGCATTTCTATTTGTCGGACATTGGTTGCGTGGTGATTTAGGTCATGACCGAAAAGATGTAGGTATGTTGATTAAAACATTCGCCGAGACATTTAAGAACAAGGCAAGTCATAATAAACCTGCGTTAGTATTGAAAACAAGTCACGCAGGGTTTTCGATTATGGACAGAGATGAAATTTTGAAGAAAATTCAGATATTGTTAGAGCCATATGGAACTAAAGCACCTAGCGTATATTTGTTACATGGAGATTTGACAGATGAAGAAATGAATTCATTGTATAATCATTCCAAGATAAAAGCTATGGTTTCATTTACTAAAGGCGAAGGATTCGGTCGACCATTATTAGAGTTTACAGCAACTGGTAAACCGGTTATTGCTTCTGGATGGTCTGGTCATATAGATTTTCTGAAACATTCAATATTATTGCCTGGCGACTTGGCAGATGTACATCCATCCGCGGCAGATCAGTTTTTACTGAAAGGTTCAAAGTGGTTTACTGTTAACTATCAATATGCAATGCATGTACTTAAAGATGTGGTGGAAAACTATAAAGATTATCTACAATCGGCGAAACAGCAATCTAAATATAGCATTCAGAATTTCAATTTGGAAGCGATGGATACATTGTTTTGCCAGTATGTTGATAAAGGATTAGCCGGCGTACCAAAACAAATCGAATTGAAATTACCGGCATTGAAAAAGCCAGCTGCATCAGCACCTACTATTACATTACCAAAACTAAAAAAGGTTAACGCATGAACTTAAAATTAGAATATGACGAGAAATCGCCAATGACAGGTAATCAATGTGTACTCATTGAAACCGATGAAATGACCGGTCTAGAATCATACATATGTATGGAATCCGGATTTACAACTCATGAGAAACTAACTATAGGATCTGAGTTTGTTCAAGCATATGAAGAAAATCTCACTCAGTTAATGCGCGACGTTAAATTTGTTGATGAAGAACGAGGCCTCATATGGTACCCATCATTCATTCAGATTCCTGGTGTAGGAATGTTATATACAATTGGAACTAATAAATCTGATATGGAATGGCAGGTTGCTCGAGTAGTTGATATCGTCGGCGAAGAAAGATTGCAGTATCCTATTCCAGGTAAAGAAAATGAATATTTTACAAGTCGTCTCGATGTTGAAAATGCATTAACATTTGATTCATCGCAATTTGAAAACGCATTAGATCTGTTATATACGTATATGGCAGAGTTAATGTCTAATACGGAAGCCTAATGAAAATAAGTTATGCAGTAACGGTATGTAATGAGTTCATTGAAATCCAACGGCTCATTACATTTCTTTTGCAACATAAAAGGCCCCAAGATGAGATCGTAGTGCAGATGGATTTGACTCTTGATGATATTAAAAATCATCCAGAAGATAAACGTCAAGTACATTCATATCTTATGAAACATAATGCACAAGGTAATATTCGACTTGCATTTTGTCCATTAAATAATGATTTTGCCGCATTTAAAAATAATTTAACTCAGCATTGTACCGGCGATTATATTTTTCAAATTGATGCCGATGAAATACCATGTACACCGATATTAGAATCATTGCCAGATATATTACAAGGAAATCCTGACGTCGATGTATATCTAGTTCCGAGAGTTAATACAGTAGAAGGCATGAATCAAGATCATATGCAACAATGGGGTTGGAATGTAAATGCTGAAGGATGGGTGAATTGGCCAGATTATCAATGGCGAATATATCGCAATGATGGTACAGTTACATGGAAAAACCGAGTACATGAAGTACTGCAAGGTTTTAAGAAATATGCAACTTTGCCAATGGAAGAAGATTATTCGCTATATCATCCAAAAACAATTGAACGTCAAATAAAACAAAATCAATATTACAATACATTATGATCAAAATAAAACTTATTGAATATGATAAGCATCGAAATGAGATTGCATTCCGACCTTATATGTTTGCACGATCATTATTTAACGATGTAGGTATTGAATTTGTTACTGACAGTGATTCATATGATTTTGCATTTATTGCCCAAGCTAGTTTTATTGATAAGCAAATTGAATTAGAAAAATCGATAGAACAAGGAATTAAATTTGTCAGTGGATTTGGAAAGAATGTATTTTTATTAGACGGTCAGGATTCGCATTCATTGATTGGTACGGTTGAAGTGCTAAAAAATACAGATGTTTTGGTAATGTTTAAAAATACATTATTAAAAGATATATCATTGTATAAGCAAGGATGGGTTAACGGAAGAATGTATTGGGGAACTGGTGACTATTGTGTACCATACATTGACGAAGTTATAGATCGGATCAAATTGAGCGGTACTAACTGGTTATCGACGATTCAACCGACATGGCATCAATATGATACAAATAAACCATATGATGTTTCTTGCATGTTTAGTTGGGGTGATGCAGAAAATTATGAATATAAAAAATTAACATCGACATATTACGATGACCATCGCCGCAGATTATTAGACAGATTATCAAATACATCATTTAATATAGTTAAGCGAGATAGAGGTATACGTATACCTCAGCAACAATTTTATCAAAATATGTATGATTCAAAAATTGTAATGGCGCCTATAGGATATGGAGAAATGGCTGTTAGAGATATCGAAGCAGCAAGTTTTGGAAGCGTACTAATTAAACCGGACATGTCACATTTACAATCATATCCAAATATATATGAAGATGGAAAAACATATATTTCTTGTATGTATGATTGGTCTGATGTTGAAGAAAAGATTGAATACGTTTTATCAAATTATATTGAATTACAACCACTATTAACTGAAAATATGAGAAAAGCGTATCAAGAACAATATTCAGCTGAAAATTTAGTTAGACATTTTTATAAACAATTATTAACAATAGAAGGAATAGGAACATGAGAATAACTAATATTGATACGATGAGCGCGTATTTTGATAGGCTAATAACAGAAAATATAAAATTATACTTTTTTGAAAAAGATATGTTGCTAGAAAAAGTAGAACATCAGCGTATAATAATCACAGAAATTAAACAAAAAATATCTGAACTTTTTCTTGAAATATTGAAAAATAATCAATATAATTATGTAGAGGAATATAGAACGTTTGATGAAACTAGTATTATCGAAGAGTTAGAGGATTTGATTCGAAATGATATTAACATTGGCGAGGCGGATAGAGCTCGATTAGAAGAAACTAAAAAAGAACATCCTAGTTTAGACCGTATGGTAGTAAATGAAAAACGATTACGAAAAGCTAACGAAGGCCGTGCTAGAAATAAGAACAATATTGACAGTATTTTTAAAAGTCAATTTAAAAAAAAATAAAAATATGATTACACAAGAAGAAAAAGAGAAGTTAGGTGTATTTGATACAATCGAAGAAATGTTCGATTTTATAAGTTCACCATCGTCAGTGTCAAAAGTGTCAAACCAAAAAGGAAAAAATTCTATACAATGGATAGGTCATTATATGAATGTACTTAAAGAATTGTCAGAAAATTGTGATACGATTATTGAATTAGGTATTAACGAAGTGAATTCGACATGGGCCTTTATGATGAATCGTCCTAAAAAAATTACATGTGTAGACTTACAGTTAAAGACGGAACATAGAAAACATTTATATCACACAACCCCACATTTATGTAATCCATGGTTAGATAAAGCTATAGAATTAGCAAAACAAGAAAATATTGAATTAGTTATAATAGAAGGCGATTCTAGAAAAGTAGATTTAGAGCCAGCTGATATGATGTTTATCGATACTGAACATACGTATGAATGTCTTAAACAAGAATTAACACTTCATGGGCCTAAAATTAAAAAATATATTGCAATTCATGACACGGAATTATATCCTGAAGAATTAGTAGCTATTGAAGAATTTATCGCTGAAAACCCGGACTGGAGTATTAAAATGAAATATACTTCAAAACCAGGATTAACTATATTAGAAAATAAAAAGCAAATTTAAGTACTATGAAAGTATTAATTACAGGCGTAGCTGGCTTATTAGGTAGTAGATTAGCAGACTGGCTAATAAAAAATAAACCAGAATACCAAGTTATCGGAGTCGACGATCTATCAGGCGGATATATAGAAAATATACATCCAGATGTTATATTTTATAAAATTGATGCGAAGGATATTACTTTACGGTCAATATTTGATACACATAGGCCAGACTATGTATTTCATTTAGCTGCATATGCTGCCGAAGGCCTTTCTCCTTTTATACGTATATTTAACTATCAAAATAACTTAGTAGCTACAGCTAATATAGTTAACGAATGTATACGGCATGATGTGAAACGTTTAGTTTTTACATCTACTATGGCAGTTTATGGCCATGGCGAAGGAGGATTATTTCATGAAGATATGCATCGTAATCCGATTGATCCGTATGGTGTTGCAAAAGCTGCATGTGAACGCGACATTGAAATTGCTAATGAACAACATGGATTAGATTATTGTATTATACGTCCACATAATGTATATGGTGCAAAGCAGAACATATGGGATAAGTATCGTAACGTATTAGGTATATGGATGTATTATAGTTTAAATGATCAACCTATTACAATTTTCGGAGA